GGCGATCGGTGATCTCGGCGTCACAGCTTCGTTGCTCGGATTCCGGTTATTGGATTGTATGAAGATAGCCATGTCTTCTGAACCTTTCCGGTATAAGGACGGAATCGCTTACTTCGTCAAAAGTCCAAAAGCCACCGAACTTCACCGCGCGTTCGAAACGCTACGGGAACCCGAGGGTACCGCCGTGTTTATTTACTTCTCGGACGACTCCGTGCTGGCTCACCGCGTTCCAGGGGGGGTCCACTACTTTAATCTCGACATAAAGTCATGTGATGCATCCCACACGTCATCGCTGTTCCGCGTCCTGGAGCGTCTCACCCCCGAAGGGCGACCTCGGGACGACATGAAGCGAGTGTCGGCTCAGTGTGCCCTACCCTTTCGACTTCATTGCCCCGAAGATCCAACCCGGGTGTGTATATTGCAGGCCGAAGAGGAAGTCCTATTTTCTGGATCTGTCGCTACCACCAGTCTCAACAATGTAGCCAATTTGCTTATCTTCATGGCTATTATGGACGCTGGTTACGACGGATCTCTTGAGGACGGTGAAGCCATCATGCTTCGGCAGGCCGCTCTTAGCGCCGGTTATGACATCTCCGGGTGCAAACCCCTGGAGCACTTCGAGCAAGTCCAATTCCTCAAGCACTCGCCTGTACGAGACGCCTTCGATCAATTCCACCCCATGTTGAACTTGGGGACCTTGATGCGATCGTACGGGATAGCGCATGGAGACGTTCTGGGACGTGGGAGCTTGCGTCAACGGTTTGAGGAGTTCGGTCAGGCTATGTTGCGATCGGCCTACCCCTATTCCAGCAACTTCGTTGTCGAGGCGCTGAAACGCGATGTGCAAGTCCGCAGTGCGATACAAGCCCAAGTCGCGTCCAACTTCGCTTATAAGGTTGTGGACCTCATCGGCGACGCAGACGCCTATCCCCACTATTGGGCCACCACCGAGAGCATCGCCCTCCGGTATGGGCTTGATTCGGCGGACATCCTGGAGTTAACACAACTCTGCGGCCTTATGCGGTACGGCGTAGTCATCAACTGCGAGGCGGTTCGTAAGATCCTACTCACCGACTACGAACTCGACACCACCGAAGAACTTACTGCACCGTACACGATCTTTGACCATTGAGCCCCCCCCGCCATGGTCGACCCCCCTCAGGGTGAGAGAGAGGGATAGGATGGCAACCTAGTCACACTTAGTCGCTCCGTGCACCGCACGGTTACCAAACGCAGGAGAAGCACGACG